CTTCGCAGGCGGCAAGCGTTTCCTTGGACGCCCCGGCTGCAGCGATAGCGTCGTCCACCGCGGCGAGCAACTTATCGCGCAGCTGACGAGGGGTGATCGTGTCCGTCGGATCGGTGATGAGCGCGCGGCTGACTTGCTCAAGCAGCTGTTGGATGAGAATCACCGTCTTGTCGTTCACCAGGTTCAACGTCGTGGGATAAAAGCCGCCTTTATTGGTGAACACAGCCAACTGGTTATACGAAACCGTGCTGATAATCGCCAGGCGCCGGCCGTCTTCAAGCGGCGCTTTGAGAATCACCTTGCCGCCGGGGGAGTTATCCTGATCGGACTCAAGCTCCACGGAATAGTCCGTGTCAAGTACCAAAAGTTCTTCAACGGTATCGGTGGATCGGTATACGGAAAGGTCTTTCGCCTCAAAGACCTTAAAGGTGAATGCGAATTCTCGGGTAGCCCCGTTGCCGGTATACGGCCCGGCACGCCGAAGTGTAGAAGCGACAGTCATGGAGAAATCCTCGTAATGCCGGGATTCTCCACAGCCGTCGCTTCAACAACTGCACCCCCTACTCGTCGATCTTTCCGGAGAAACCGAACAACGGCGACAGAACGGCGTCTACGCCCTCAGCCTGGCCGGATTCGATGGCACGAACACCCTTGATCGTCCGATTGATCTGCGTGGACGGTGCACCGGTCAGAGAGCCGGCAATGTCAACGAGGACTTTCAACCCCCTCCAACTCAAGGGATCAGTGGCCGCCTGCATTGCATTGGCCGTGTTGGCAATCATGCGGGTGCCGGCAGGGCCGTTATAGCCGAACAAAGGTTCGCCGGCGATAAGCGACTTGGCCGTGCTGGAGACCTCTCGCAGCCCCAAGAAAAGCCCAAGGTGATATTCGACCACGGCACCCAAAGGTTTACGCAGCCACTGTTTCGTCCAGTCCTCATCGTCGTCATCATCCGAGTCATGCGCCTGCAGCGCCTCACGGAACAACGACTCAAGTACCGGCATCACGGCCCCCATGAAGAGCAACCGTGCTGCAGCCTTCGCCCGGTCATTCTCGCCCATAGCTTCCACGACACCCATATTGAGCGCCGCGTTCATCCACGAGTAGAAGACCGTGAAGAGTCGCGCCCCCTGACTCCGTTCAATGGCGGACAGATCAGACACATTACCGGACGACTGCGTATCAATCACCACCTGGTCAGCCATAGCAATCGCCTTGTCCTCGGAATTCCCCTCGCGGGTGTAACGCTCATAGGCCGCCTGCCACGCGATGGAATCCACGATGTTTTGCATGATGGTCATCATGACGTAGGCGTGATCTTTGAACCAGTGCTTACCAGACTCAAGCCGGTTCCGAACCTGCGCTATTTCACGGTTCTGCGTGAGTCCGCGCAGGCGCATGGCTTCCGACTTCTTGGTGATGGCTCTATGCAACCCCACCGGATCCGAAATGAACTTCCCGACGGCCGTCATCACGGGGGCGATCCCTACGCGCGGGATGACGTACCCTATGCCCGTCAGCTGGACAAAGGCCGACGTGACACTGAAGCCCATCGTGGCAACACCAACATTCGCCGCCATGCGGTTGACCCAACTGTCGGCAGAGTCTCGGCCGCCTGTAGCAATGTCCTTGCGCCAGTCTTCGAACTGCTTAGCCACAAGGTAACCATACCGCTCCTTAATAGCCTGACGCAGTCCAGAGTCCCGGCCGTTCACGCCGTCTAAGACGCGCTTGGTTTCAATCAACCATTCGTGCCAGGCCAGATCATGGATGACGTCATTGAAGCCTTCATAGAGGGCCGCCAGATCGATGCGAAGCGGCATGTGCACGTCACTCTGGACACGGGACTTGGTAAAGGAGCGGCGCGTCGTCGCGGACTGATAGGCGCCCTGCATTTCCTGCCGGATATCGTTGGCGTCGGCGTACTTGGCCGCGCGGTTCGATCCACGGGGGTCAAACTTCACCGGATAGTAGCCGCCGGACACCTGGATGATTTTCCCTTCGGCCGTCTTCACCATGAAGGGCTGATAGTCGATCCACTCAGGTTCCGTGCCGAATACCCGCTTTTCCTTCTCCGCAATAAGCGGACGCAACTCCTCGAATTGCTGCCACACGGCTTCAACGGCCCTCCAGTCGGCTTCCGTCAACGTAGCGAAAATGGCCTGCAGCGCTTCATCCGTGAATCGACAATCGCCATCCACCAGGCGCTGACGGTTACTGTCGTTGCCGCAGTTCAATGCCACAGCGATTCTTTGCCCATGGGTGAAGGGCTTGGAGAACCCCGGGATGATTACCGGGTCTTCATCCTGGCTCTTCTTAAACACCGGGGCCAGCTTTTCGGCCAATGTCTTCGAGACCTTGGCGCGCATGGAGTTTTCAAACGTCGAACGCTCGTTGGCCGAACGGATGAACAAGTTCCAGAAGAAACCGCCCGACTGGTTCTGGTCGAAGATTCGGCACCAGGACTGAATCTTGACGTGGTTCAACAAGAACTGATGCACGTTGTCACGCCAGCGTTCCCAACGGGTAAAGGGTACTCGTTCGTTTTCAATGACATCACGCCCCTGGCGGTCGGCCGCTTCCTTAATGGCCTCCTTGCCCTCCTTCACGATTTCGTCAATACGACCCAGTTCCTCCGCAAGGTTCTGGTTATAGACGTTACGGCCCAACGTCTCCAGTTGCTTCAGCACCGAGAAGAAGTCCTGAGAGTCGTAGCCCGTCATGTCCTTGGCGTGCTCGTGCGAATCAATGAAGCGTTGCAGTCCTTCAATCGGCGTGCCGGCGTCCTCGACCTCCTTAATGAGTTCCTGCAACTGCGCCGGATCTGCGGCGAGTTTTCCGAAATCCTCCCGCTCCTTGGCCGTCATGCTCGCCACGCTGTGGGCGTCCAGCAGGGCCAGGATCAGTTTCTTGTAGGCCGGGTGAACGGTCTTACTCTTCATCGCCCGCTTAGCCATACGCACGCCACGCTGATAACGGTCGAGGGCTTCAAGGGCCGCACGAGCCATTTCGTGGTTAAGCACCTGACCGCGCTTCGCTTCAAGGCATGCCCCGAAGTCACCCTTGCGCATCGCTTGTTCGGCCATGGCGGCACAGCGCCGTTCGGCATTCATGAAAGTCCCCGGTCGAATGTCCGACAACTTCATGTTGCCGATCTGCTCAACCGCGTATTCGCGGGCGGCCGAGACCATCAGCTGCCGCTTGCCGAGAGCACGCGCCAGGGCGTTGAATTCGGCCGTAATGAAGCGGGAACGGGTTTCGTTGTGGGCGGCAAGGTTCGACTGCAACTCGTCGAATGCGTCGGGACTCATGCCGCTTTCAATGCGCACCTTGTAGGCCACGGACTTAATGGCCTCAGTCTTCGCATCGTTCATGGACTTCAGTTCGAGCAGATCTCCAATAAGCCCGACAACGTCCGTCGTGCCGGCGGTATTGGCCAACACTTCCGGAGAGACCCCGTGGCCTTCGGTCACCCAACCGCGATCCATCAGCATCTGTGCAGTTTCCGCATCGATTCCGCAGCGGCTCAGCGTCTTTAGTTCAATCGTCATGCGGGACGTCGTGCCGTCCTCGTTCTTGAGGCCGTGCGTCAACAACGACAAGGCCCGGAACCGCGGCTCTTCAAGAATTTCGTCGGTGCGCTTGTTCACCTCGTCCCGGCGTTCCCGCAGAATGCGGCGGGCTTCCTTGCGGCGAATGTTGCCGTAGATCCGCAGCACCCCGTGAACGGCCTTCGCAACAAGACCTTCAGCTTCCTGTGTCGCCTCTTCGTTGAGGGCGTTGTAGGCCGCCATTTCCTCGTCGGTCATCCCCAGGCGCTTGCCGGTCTCGCCGTCGAACAATGCGCGCATACCAAGTTTCTGCTGGGTCTCCATGGCCTGCTGTTCCGTGGCGAACATGAGGTCATAGAGCTTTCGGACTTCCGGACTGATCGGGTGCGGTTGCCGTGTGGCCTGTGCATAAATGTCCATCAGCCATTTTTTGAAGCGTCCGAAGATCGTCTTCATTTCCGCATTCGGCGACACGCCTTCGAGCAAGTAGGATTCGAAGCCCTCAGCAAAGAGCTCGTGCATCCCTCGCTGGTCATTGATTGGCATTGCGGCCCACGCACGGACGGCGGCCGCCACTGTCTTGAGATCATCGGTCACGCCGAGATCAAGCACGCCTTCCTGTTGTCCCCAGCGGAAAAACCCGCCGAGATTTGTGAGAAAGGCCTTCTCACCATCTGTCAACTCGCCGCCGGCCAATACCTTGTCCGCAATATCCTGCGCCAGCATCGTGTCGGCATCCAGCCACGCGTGAGCGGACTCATGCAGGAACGTGGACTTGTCGGCGCTTTCCATCAGCGTCATTACCCCGCCTTCGCCCGGACGGACGTCGCCGGCGTTGCTGGGCATCATGCTGCCGCGGGTTCCGGATTGTTCCGGCTGCTCGAGGCTGTTGAGAATCTTGAGGGCCGTATCGTCCCAAATCACAGCACAGTTGCCGTCGGGTTCGCTGAAGTACTCAAGCCCCTTGATACCATAAAGGTTGAGGAGTCCGGAGGCTTCCTTGCTGCCGCCAGCATACGCCGTAAGCCAGCTGTAGACGTCGCGCCCTTCGGCCGAATCCTTGCCGATGAGTTCAATCACCTTATTGCGGGCATCCGCTCGCGGGGACGTTGTGCCCTTGTCCAGGTCGTCCATGCCTTCGGCCACCAGGTCGAACGCCAAGTTCTGCAGTGCTTTCCGGACAACCACCGGCTGGTCAACCATAGCGGCTTCTTCGCTCAGAAGCACATCCGAGTCCGGAATGTCCGTCCGGTAAACGCGCCCCTCCGTGCTGGACGTGTATTCGAAGCTGTAGTCCTTCGGCCGGCGATAGATCTTCGCGAGTTCGTCCCGCAACTTAGACGACGTCGCCTTATCCACTTGGCCGCGTTCCGTGTCCTCGTTGAGGCGCTTGATGGCCGTCTCGGCCGCGCGCTTCACCTGCGCAGGCTTCGGATGTTTCTGCGTCCCCGGCATCTCCCGCAGCACCCACGTTGCGGCCAAGTCTTCCATGTCCGTGCTTTCGATGTTGCGGCTGACGGGCTTCCCGTTCACCGTGTATTCCCCGCCGCCGGCCAAGGCGTCACGATAGCTCTCGGCCGTCTTGCGGTTCATGGCGAAGTAAAGGCCATAGCCGTGCTGCTGCGTGCCGGCACCGGCTCCGATGTGATCCAGGGTGAAGCGGTCGAACTTGAAGGGAGAACCGTGGTAAGCCGTCTGGGCATACGCACCGGCAATACCGAGCGCAGCCTTTTCCTCGGCCTCGGCAAAGAAGGTGCCGATCTCTTCCGGAGAAGCGGAATCGAATTCGGTGTCGTCTACAATGCGGCCTTCCGGCGTGTTGTAGGACAGGGCCAGGTAATTCCCTTTGGAAGAGTTTTCAAGGATTCCCAGCTGTGCCGGCGTCGGCGGCCGCGAGATCGATGCGACTCCGTGAGCGGAATCGATTCGCATTGCACCGGTGCGGGCCATGAAGTCATACATCGCCTGAACACCGCTTGTGTCCATGACTTCCGCGACGTCTGCGTGATCGACCTGACGGCCGTTAACGTCTTGTTCTTCAAGGCCCCAATGGCGTCCGGAGCCGTCCAACATCGTGCCGTCCGGAAGAATATAAAAGGCCTCGTCAATGTTATCCGTCGTGCCGAAGTTATCCACTGCCTTGCGGATCAATTCTTCGTCCGGCGTGAAAGCGTTTTCGGAAGACTGGAAGAAACCGGTAGCCAACGCATTGTCTGCGTCCGGGAAGACTTCATGCACCAAAGCGTCGTCCGCCTCAGTCCACGTAATGTAGGGAAAGCTGTGCTTGATGCCGTTGCTGGGATCCTGGGCCAGCTTCTGCAGCTGGATCATGATCTTGCCGGGCACCTTGTACGGATCCAGCTTTCGTTCGATCTGCCGGCTATGTGCCGACGTCACGGCTGCAGCGTTGAGCGCCTGGACGCGTCCCTGATACTGCGGCCGCACATTGTCGTGCTGATCACCAAGAAGGCAAACGGCACCACCCTGGCCGAAATGGTGGACGATGTAACCGTCAAAGCCGGCCGCCTTGATAAAGTGCTCTGTCCACGTAAAAGCCCAGTCGTCGTTTGAAGACTCCTTGCGGCCCTTTGCCAACAACCCCAGCGTGTCTTCGTCAAGGTCGTAGATATTGTTGAGCCAAATACTGTGCGCTTCTCGGCCAACGCCTTCTTCCGGGATGATTCCCTTTCCGGTGTCGAGATAGAAGTAGATGCGGGAGTAAACATCGCTGAGCGGCCCGGTCTTGGTGAGGCGTTTCAGTTCTTGGCCCTTCAGACCGGTACCGTAGTAGCGAGAGTTGAGAGACGGCCGGTTGACCGCACTCATGTGAATGCCGAGTACTCGAACCGCATTGGGGCGGCCCTTTTCACCGTACTCAGCCGTAGTCGGTACGTCAGACTCGCGGACTATTCCGCCTTCGAATCTTTGGCCGCTTTCGCCCGGCGATCGTGTTCCGCGAACACCGCCTTCGGCAGATCGTTCGTCCACCGGTCGTACACCGCCTGTTCCTGCGGTGTATACCCCTGACTGTCCGAAGCCTCTTGGGCGGCTTGCGATTTTTGCTTTAATCGCTTGTGCCAGGCGCTTGTCTGTTTCGGACTGAAGATCAGCATCGTACCCAGCGGATGTTTCTTGTCGAACTCCGCCTTCTCTTCCGGTGTCATTTCTCGTGCCGGCATTTGTCTTTTCCTCTTCGCTATACGGGGTCAGGAACCCTGTGTAGGCATCATCCACACCGAAGGGCAGTTCCCCGTTGTAAGGCTCAAGGACTCGAATAATCCCCGCCTTAATCTCATCAATATGTTCGGCGTCAACCGAGAGCATCATCACGCCGCCGGCGGTGGACTGCCCCATAATCAGGCGTTCGCCGTTGGAGTCACGGATCTGGTCGATATGGTTCCGGTAAAGGTCATCGACCTGTGCTTCGGTGAAGCCGTCCGGCAACTGGATTCGGATGACCTTGCTCGTGAACATTCCCTCGCCGTTGGTCTGGCTGATAGCCATAACCGAGTCCTGTCGCAGATAGGATGCTAACAGACGTCCGACCTTGACATAGTCTCCACCATCGGCAATACGACAAAGAATCGAATAATTTGGGTCACCGAGATAGCCGCCGCGCTGAAGCTCAGGTTCACCAATGTGGGTATGAGTTTGTTCGGCCACACGCTCGAGCAACCACGGGACGATTTTCCGAGTCACCGCAAGTTTATCCGCCGGCGACAATTCGTTCCACTGGGCCACGGCTTCCGCGTTGTTCGGATCCGGTGCGGCCTCCATCGTGAGCACCGGCTCGGGTTCCGGCTGACGGACGTCGTCGTAAAGCGTGACGCCGCTGCGGTCGTAGGTCTCCGTAATCCGGTCATTGAAAGGCGTGTCCTGCCACGACAGTTTCGACAAGCCGCCGGCCGCGTCGAAGATCTTCTGTCGGGCTTCGTCCGCCGAAATCTTGCCGGCGTCGAACTCCTTCCAAATGTCGTCAACCACTGAGCGCAAGACTCGTTTGCGGTTCGGCTCAAAGAGGACTCGCACGGCCTCCCAGGTAATCGACTGTATCTCACGGGGGCTGAGGCCCACGCGTTCGGCCGCCCGGCGGTAGGCTTCAAAGTGAAGCGGGTACGTGCCGTTCTGGCCGGACGTCTTGTTGCCGACGGCGCCAAAGTTGTCCTGCACCGGCTGACTGTTGGAGCTCTGAATCGTCAGGGTATCCGCCCCCACGGCATGCGTGTCAATCGTCGCGGCCTTGGCGTTACTCGGGTCGTAAAGATTGTTGTAGAAGTCGCGTACCTTGAACTGCGTGCCGATCTTGTCATAGATGTTGTCTACGCTACCGTCCACGATAACCGAGAGGGCATCGGCGATGGACTGCGGGTTAAAGAAGAACGCCTTCGCCGGCTTCTCCTGACCGCCGGGCACACTCGCCAAACCGCCTACCCCGCCTTCAGGAGTGAGCACGTTGTAAGTGGACGGATTCGTTACGGCATCGTACGCGCGCACCCACAACGCAGCTCCGCGCATCTGATCGGCCTGAATGAGTTCTTCCAGGGACTTGCCCTTGATCTCGTCGAAGCTGACCTTCTTATCGGACTCGCACAGAGTTTTCAACGCCGTCTGCATTTCGGCCGACGGCTTCTCGCGCCGGGCGCTGAAGTAAATATCAAACAAGCGTTCGGCGTTGGTCATGTTGTTGAACCAGCCGTTCTGGGGGCTGAAGATGGCAATCACGGCCGCCACCTGACGCAAGCGCAGACCGTAGCGCTGAGCCCACACACGGGCTGTCTTGTTGCCGCCGTCATACCACAACTTAGCGCGTTCACGTTCTGCCGCCGGCATCTTGTCATAAAGCCAAACGAGATTGTCGGCCATAAAGTCAATGATGCGTTCGGACGCCTTACCGGCATTCCGGACACGACCAACGGCACCCTTTACGCCGGGGATGGTTTTCATGGCCGCCACGGCGCGTTCAAAGTAGCGGCTGTTTTTCTTGGCTTCAGCGAAGTCTGCCCACTGCCGCGCGAACCGCGGGTTCGGGTAGTCCCCCTTCTTCACGGCGGCCTCAGACGGCATAGCCGTGGAAAGCTGCTGTTGGAACGCCGGAGTTTGCGACTGCTGCCGACGGATCCGGAGATTCATCTTGCCCATGATTTCCTTGGGACTCAATCCGGTCTGCTTGGCACGGATAGCCAACCATGAGGCCCACGGGCGCGTCTGCAGGTCGGCCACGTCTTCGGCCGTGCCGGCGTCGATCAACTGCTTGCGAATAGCGTCAACCTCGGTGTCAATGGCCTTACGCATCTCGGCGTCGGGCTTCGTGTCCTTCACTATCTTGTCGAAGGCCGCCACGGCTTCCTGTTTGCCGTTCTTCATGAAGTCCTCAGCCTGACGCGGACTCATGCCGTCGGCATCTACGCGGGACTCATAAAGGAGACTGTTGGCCGCTGCTTCATCCGTCGCTGCCAACTTCACGACGTCAGACACGGGGATAGCAACGTCGGACTTATTCTGGGCAGCCGTCTCAATGCGGGCCGCGAGTTCCGGAGCGGCCTGGCGAATCTTGTCCGGAACGCCGGCATCCACCAAGTCCTGAGCAAACGAGAACACGGACTTATCCTGGCCGACGTCGTTGGCCCAGTCGGCAATCGTCTGGCCGTCCTTCACCTGTGTCCCCATGGCGGCCACGGCGGCCGTCACCCTCTGCATATTCTCGCCCAGCACCTTGGCAGCCTGCGCCTGTTGGTGTTGCGCGTTGTAGGCCGCGTTCACTGAAGCGGTCATAGAGACGACTTCCACCGGGGCAGACGTGAGTTCCCCAATGGCTTCAAAGAGGACGTCGGCCCAGTTGATTTCGTCACCGGCGGCAAGTGAACCGAGCGCTTCGCCGGCGCCGCCTAAGACACCCTGCAATCCGGCCTGCGTGAGGTGGTTCTCAAGGTTGTAGCCCCACATACCCCCGCGGGACGTCGGCGTTGCAGAGCGGGCCATACCGAAGGCTTCCGGAATGCTCTTCACCTTGTCCACGCCGTGCAAGCCGCTTGCCTTCAGAATGCCGGCGGCATCACGCACGGTACGGATGGCGTTACTCGGGTTGAGGCGGATAGGTGCCGCCAGGGCTGCCACGGCATCGAACGCCCCCACGACGGCCGCGCGCTTCTTCCCCTTTTCGTAGGTCTCGGACATGTCGTCCGCCTGCAGGGCCGTACGCATGGCGTCAGGGTTCTGCAGGTCAATCCCCTTTTCCTGCATAGCTTTGATCAGGTAATTGCCCAACTCGTTGTCGTAGGAGCCCTTAAACATCGTCGCCATCTGGACAGCACGGGCGGCCGACGTCAGGCGCGCCGCACCCAACAAACCGCCGCCGGCGGCCGACAAAGCCATGTAGGGGGCAATGGCACCAAGCGAAGACGTGCCGAGATACAAGGCCGAGTTCAACGGATCCGCGGCCATCTCAGTCAAGGCCGTTCCGAGCCCGCTCCAAAAACCCTTGCCCTTGGCCTTCTGGGATGCGTTCTGAACCGCCAAGGGCGTTACATACTCCTTGTCCTTCTTTGCTAAATCTGCGTACTCGTAGATTGCCTTGTCGCGCGCGGCCGCCTGATTTTCCTTGTAGTCCCGGTTCGCCTGCGTGTCGCGAGAAAGCAGTTCCTTCACGGACTCGTCTTCGTCATCATCCACCAACGCAGAAAGCCCGGCCTGAGCTGCCTGCTCAGCCTCATAGGCTGCCGTCGCCGCACGGGACTTCTGCAGTCCGTGGTAGCCGCCTTCAAGGCCGTTCATCAGGCGCTCCGTGACGCTCATCTGCTCCCACGTCGGCACCTCGCCCTGCGGATTCGGAGAACGCAGCACCGCTTTGGCCGTGGCCGGGGTATCGGCAAAACGCATCGTCGGCAACTGTCCGGCCGGCGTCACAGCCTGAGACGCACGCAGCCCATCGTCTTCGGCTTCCATATCGGAAAGAATCTTTGCGTAATCAGTCATAGTTTTCTCGGTTATTTACGGACAAGGCGGGCTTTCAAAAGAGCGCGCGCAATCGTGTGTTGATCCGGTTCGGCGCCGTTGTGGGACGCCTGATAGGCCTGGCGTATCTGTTGTACTTCAGACACCGGCGCAGCATTGATGAATTGACTCTCCCCTGGGAACGGCCGCCGGGGATTGAGGAAGCACGTAATCAGGAATTCCGAGCGATCCAAGTCTTTCGGTTCCGGATAGCCCGTCGCCTTAAGGGCCGCGTCGGCCATGTCGCGCACGCCATTGTCATTCCAAAACGATTCCTTACTGAGGAAATCGGCCACCTTGTAGCCCGAATTCCAAAGCGTCCCAATGGTGGTGAATTGCGTTTGAACCGCGGCAACCACTTCCTTACGAATTCGCTCATCGTCCCATCCCTTTCCGAAGTCCGCGTTCACCTTGTCAATCACGCTGTCGGCAATGGCACGGGAGATTCGGGAGTAGAACGCCTTGTCGGTCTTGCCTTCAGGCTTAAGCCCCTGGCGCTCTAGGGCATCCTCCACGGACTTAATCACCGTCTCCGAGTTGTCCTTCGTGCCCGCCCCTTGCTCGAGCATCACCTTTCGGTTCGCCAACGTGTCAAAGTCCTTGGGCGTGAAGCTACCGGCCATGGCGTAAAGGTCGGCCCATTCGGTGTTCTTCAGTTTCTCGTTGTCGTACGCGAGGCTGTAGAAAAGGGCGCTGTCGGTCGTGAAACTATTGAGTCGGCGACGGCGGGAATACTCAGCCATACCGGCTCGCTGGGGATCTGACAGACCTTCCATCTGAGCCGCGGGGATGTCCTCAATATCCGTGCCGGCGTGAAGGTTGGTGAACACCTGAGCTGCCCGCTGGTTGCGTTCCTCCCGTTCCACACGGTTGGCGTACTGCCGCTGCTCGAAGATAGTTTTCGTCACTTTTTCGACCGTGGTCGGATCCAGATCAGGATTGGCCTCAATCACCTGCATTCGGATCGTGTCCTTGTCTCCGGAACGGACGGCTTCAATCGTGTTTCGGTAGCGGGCCAGGGCGACTTTCTGCTGCGGGTTCAAGGCCTCTTCCAGCGGGTTTTGCTGCTGCAGTTTGGCGACGGCGGCCTGATCCCCGCGTTCCTGAGCGTCGAAAACCTCCCGCGTCCAGTTATCCACGAGTTCCTTCGCCTTCTCCGCCCCAAGCAGATATGCCGCCGGCGCCCATTCCGGACGGCCGGCATCAGAGACAAGATTCGTCGCATTACTGAAATCCTTGGGGTCAAAGTCCTTCCCTGTGGCCGGCGCCAGGCGGGACTTCGCCACGGATTCCGGATACAGAGAATTAAACGTCTGCGTCGCGGCCTGAGCTGCCGTTGTAGCGGCCGCTTTCTTCTGTAGCGCGTCACGGATCAACGGCTGCACCTTCAGGACGTCGTAGGCCGTGAGTTTGTTCCCGCGGTAATGCCGCAAAACAGCCTGCGCCTGTTCGGGGTTGTCATTTGCCAAAAGGGTCTTGATCCCGTCCACAATGGCGCCGCTCACGCCGTCAGCAATCCCCTTCTTAATCGACTCTTCCGGTTCCCCCTTGTGGATCGTGCGGTAGGAGTCCTCGTACGTCTTGGCGTTCTCTTCGACGCTGCGAATGTCGGACGGGTTGACCGTGATTGTTTCGGCCGCTATGGATCCGGACGTCTTGGCCGTCTCCTTCTGGTAGGCGTCCGCCTCCTTCACCATGTGGTTCGTCAACTCCAGTTGCCGGTCGGCGCGGTAGCGTTTCAGGCGATCCGTTAGTAGGCCACGCTGGTGCTGGTCTAAGTTCTGAATCCGGTCACCGATGATCTTGCTGATCTCGTCGTCGTAGTGCTTCACGAACGGGCCGTCCTGGCGCTCCACAACATCAGTGCCGGTCTGCCGTAAGGCCCCTCCCTCACCGTTCATGAGGTCGTTCACCTGGATCTGAATGTCGTTCATGGCCGCATCAGCGCGGGCCTTGGACATCCGTTCGTAGGCGTCGTTGGTAGCCCTCAAAAATTCGTTGGAAGCCTCCATGGCCTGCGCGGCCGCCTTCTTTGCCACGGCATCGCCGCCGGTCTTCAAAAGCCCTGCGGCCTCACCCTGCGGCACGGTCGGGTTGACACGCGGCCCATCGGGCATCGGAACTATTGCCATCTGTCACACTCCTCATCAAACCCAGGTCGGGGGATATTCGTCGGACGCTGCAGCGTTTGTAGATCCGCCGGTGTCATCTGCCGGCGCGTTGCGGGACGCTTGATTTACGTAGTAGCCGGCCACCTTCGTGATGCCGGTAAGCAGACTGTCGGCCGCCACCAGACCGGAATTGGACTTGTTGCCGCCTGCAGCGATGCTCGCCTGATACTGAGCCGTTGCCTTGCTCATGTAGCCCATGGCTGCATTGAGACCGTTGGCGTAGGCCGTGTTGGCGTCCTGCTGCTTATAGAGGTCGGTCGTCGCCAAAATCTCTTTGCTGGATCCGTACCCAATGGCGATACCGTTGGCGGCCATAGCGACGCGCTGCTTACTCTTTAAGCGCCCGTACTGGCCCGTGATGTTGGCGATATTACGGTTCGAGGCGGCAAGCGCTGCCTGCGCCTGAATCGTCGCCCGCCGCTGATTGATCTCGGCGATACGCTGCTGGATCCGCGACAGTTCCGTCGCTGAGCGTGACGCCTGATAACTGGTAAAAATGTTGCCGACAGCCTGAATCGCGGTGCCCCAAAGCCCCGCGGTCTGGACGGTCGTCAAGCCTGTGGATTCTCCGGCCATTGTTGCCCCCGTGGTAATGCCGGCATTTCACAACGCCACAGGGGCCAACAACTGCACTACCCGCCGAGCTGCATATTGGCGGCGATACTGAGAATGGTCAGGGGAAGCGGCGACTTCTGCTTGACGGACACCGCTCCGGAATCACTCCATTCGGGCTGCAAATCAATATCTACGCCCCCTGTCACTGGATCCGGAGGACTGCCTGGGTCTTCCGTAGTGCGCTGCCGGAACTCAACGTCTTCGCCGTCTTCCGGGCCAATAAAGATGCCGCTCGACCGGTACACGCGCATGAATACCGAGTTGACGTTCTTGGTAACCGAACCGCCGTCGGATCCGTCCTTCATCGGAATCGTCACCGGCAATGTGCAAATTTCAGCGTCAATTGGCAAGCCCACCTGGACTACAGAGGCTTCGGCGTCAAGTGTGATCTTGCCGTCCTTCACAACTTTCTGATTCATCTCGGCGCCGTCGGCCAAAACACTGACGGTCTTTCCTTCGAGCCACGTGAGTCCGCTGATCGTCTTCGTCGGCTGCCCCGAATACGTGCCGCCACAGTCCACAAAGAAAGCATCTGCGTCGTTATCTTTCTCGCGTTCCCCCATGCGCTCAATAAATCGGTGAGTTGCCCCGTTAATCTGGCGGCGTACCACACAATAGACCGCATCAATCTTGTCCTCGGCCACCGCCGCCACAGACTCGAAAGCACCGTCCGTCGTGTGTTCGTGCCAGGCTCCGATCTGCTGATCCGGAACGTAAGTGAGCCCCAGCAACTTTCCGGAAGAACTGACGAACCAACCAATTGGGTACGGCGCCTTGGAAAAGGCCCCGTCAATCACCTCGTAGCTGTCAAAGAGGTGCGCCGCCCGGATACTCACGTCGCCCGTCACGTAGCCGCCGGCGTTGTAGTTGTAGCCCAGTTCCCGGATATGCCCCCCGCGTGCGGCCGCATAGAGCACGGTGTTGTTCACAATCAACGGTTGCACCATATTGGAACCGACAAAGGACTGACTTTTGAGTTGCACCGACTCTGGCGTGATGGCGTCAGAGTTGACTGACGTCACCACCCATTCCCCAGCCTCCGTGAATACAAGCAGGCGATTAAGAGGCACCAGGTGGAAAATCTCGTGGCGTTCACGGCTGGCGATTTTGAAAGACACTCGGTCATCGTCACGCACCGGGATGGAGTAGGAAAAGTCGCTGTCCGTCCCCGTTCGTGTCATCCAGATACCCTGAGGTTCCGTTGTCGTTGCCGCAAAAACGCGACGCTGCTCAAAGTACGTCACGCACTGAGGATAATCGTTCGCCTTGCCGACGGTGGCCGTAGCTGTTGCACCTGATCCGCCGGATTTACTGCCGTCAATGTGAACGACAGGATTGGTGTATCCTGAGCCTGGTTTCTTGACTACGATTCCAATAATTTTGCCGTTCTCAGTTAAGGCCGCAAGCTCGGCCCCCGATCCAGTAGGGTCGGTGACATAGACGATAGGGGCGGAGTCATGGGCCAAGACGGCGGGAAAATAGTAGTCGCACCTTTCTCCTTTAGAGCCACACTCCAAACTTGCGTGAAATTGGGCTCCCTCCGTATAGCCTTCCCCGCGAGATGTGAGGGAAACGCCCGTCAGGTAAGCGTCCCACCACGCTAGACCCCGCTTTTTGTTCACGTAAGTTAGGCGCCCTTTCCCTCCGGAGCCGCTGCCTTCGATAGTTCCATCAACGTAAAACACTTTATCAACTGTTGGGTTGGGGTAGGGAATACCTTGCTTGTCGTCATGATGGAATTTTTCAGCGGCTAAGTTTACGGATACGGTTTTTCCGTTAGATCCGACGATTCGTCCTTTTTGCGAAATATATAAAACGCTTCGCAATGAACCATACCCGCTCCCGCCATTCGTTACCGTCACCGACGTAATGCCTCCACTCGAATGGAAAATCTCGTCCACACGCGGCGGAGTGAATTCGGCGTTAGGGGCAATGTTGTCATCAATGATGCTTTGTTCCTCAGTCTCACCAATGTAAGCGTAGACGCCGCCTTCATTGCGATAGACGCGGTAGAACGTAGCCCCTGCCACGGCATCCCATGAAATCTGAATGGTGGTACCTGTGTTATAAATGTTGGCAGTACAGGAAACTATCGAACTTCGCTGAGATTGAATCGTGCGGTCGGCATTGAGAGCCGTCACGCAGTACTTGAAGGTGTACTTGTCGGCGTTGATTTCGTTTTCGGCCGATGACGCCTTAATCGCCTTCACGGCATTCGGCGCCGCTAAGGTCGGATTGAAATCAATCTTCTTGAATCGCCAGTCTCGTACGCTGTAGCGTCGCAATTCCGTCGGCGGGTAATTCCGATGCGTAATTGTCAGAATGTCGGCCGACTGCACGTAATGAAGCGCCATCACATCGTCAGCGTCATACTGAGAGGCAATCTCATATGGCTCTGTTCCCGCTGCATTCTTGAGCGTAGCTCCTTGCGTATGGAACCGGACGTACTTGTGGCCGAACTCCAGAATCATCGTCTGGTCTCGGGAGAACGTGATCGGGATCAGCCTCTCCCGCTTGTCCGGGTACTTGGCCTCGGCCACATACGCAAACCCCGGACGGTTTTGGACGGCCCCCTGGGGCAGGCAGATAAAGTTCCGGCAAACCTTTAAGCCGGCCTGATACTTGGGGTCATCGCTACGGCCCAACATCATCGGGCCCATGATGCCGCCGGCGAAACTCTTCTGAGTGACTACGGTCATACTCTTAACCCTCGCTTCTTAGTCCACGTGGCGCGCAGATCTATGTCCTTGCGGCGTTGCTTCATGTCGAAGTGCACGGCGGCCGCCAAAATCGTCTGATACTGCTTCTCAAGGTTCACCGCCACCTGCTGCCCCGGCGTCCCCTTGATGATGTTTCCGGAAAGGCGTATCGCGAGTTTGAACGCCACGGCCTGGCAGAACTGTTCCGGGAAGAGAGACGTATTTGTGACGCGGGCCAGATAGCGGCAGACGGCCCCCGGAAGGTCTGTGAGGATGAGGGGCACCCCGGATTCCTGGTCGGCCTCCACAATGAATTCGTGCGGGTGTTCAAAGTATCTGTCGTCTTCCGGTACGACGGCCACAATGCTCACGGCATCCGCCGGCCGAACATAGCCGAACTGCCACCCGAAGAGGTCGGTGCGCAAAACGGCTAAGTTGGCCCGCCGGCACGCAAAGCTCCAGTCGTGAGCCTCAAGCACCAAGTTCCGGGCAATCTGATACTCTCGGGCGCACACCTCCGCAAAGCGGCCGCCTTCAACCGGCGAAATACTGGCTATGTCCGCACGGCATCCCAGGAGCGACAAGGCGGTGTTGCAAATATCTACTTCAGTCGCCATTTAATTCTCCATACGAAAACAGGGGCGCGAAGCCCCTGCGGTTGCTCATGGCGAGCGGTCTATCACTGGAAGGTCGTGTCTTCCGTGTGAATGATCTGCTGCGCGTCGAGGCTCGTCGTGATGCCGGCCGTGATCTTGCCGGCGGCCACCGTGCCGTCCACGGTGTAGACAAGTTTCAGGTAGCGACGGTGCTCGAGCGGCATCGGAATAACCGCCTTCGCAAACTTCGTCGCTACTACGGCCGCCGAAGCGCCTACCGTGGCGAAGGTGCCGGATGCCGTGTCGCAGTCCTGCAGCTCGACCTTAATCGTGCCGGTACCGGTGAAGTCCGTCGTCGCGATGGCGATGGCATAGAGGTTCATGGCACCGTTGAGCGCCGGCGTCAAAATCGCCTGACCGCAGTCAAGCACATTGGTTCCCGATGCCGTGGCGGTAACCGCCTGGTTTTCGGAGAACATCAAGTCATTGTCGAAAAGCATTTCGTGTCCTCCTTAAATGGGCTTGTCGTAAGTCGTGAGGATGGATTCCGGAAGTTTGTGAACCGGAACTCCGTCAAAGCTCACCACCTTGCGGCCGGCCACCTCTTCCCACTGAAGGTTAACGTTGCTGCAGTGGCGAATCTGCTTGCGGAGCATGGCGCGCAACGTACCGTTCATGTACATGGCCGCACCGCTTCCCAAAGACTGCGGGAACATTTCAACGGCATCGATCAACATATCCACCAGGTCAAGGCCTCCGTCAACCGTAGCCTTTAAGGCGCCCTGGTCGATATTGGCGATTCGAACCACCTGGCGGCGATCTTCAACGGCAAGCCCCAGCTTCCAGTCGTAGTCAGTCACAACGCCGCGGAAACGCTTGTGGTTCTTGTCGTAGCAGTCCTGTTCACCACGGTCGATGCGCTTTAAACCGGCCACACCGCCCTTCGGGAAAATGCCGTGCACAAGGGCCGTATCCCAGTTCACGATGAAAATATCCGTCAACCCCTTAGCTGCAGAAGCCTGGCCGCCGGCGTCAACCACGACATCTTCGTAGCCGCTACCCGTTTTGTTATAGCGAGCACGCAAACCGTCGAACGACTTTGGATCTTTCTTCAAGGAGCCGTTGAACATCATGTTCGCGACCTTATGCGCAATACCCACCTGGAAAGCGTGCTCCTGGTTGTAGCGCCATTCGGCCGACGTATCGTTCAAGGCCAGCAAGTTCACGTCGATCTGCGAGTAGGTCGAGAGCATGCAGGTCGAATCCTGCATCGTGAGACCGCCGGCCTTTTCCGGCGAGACGCCTTCGTTAAAGCCATGGAGCTGACCTTCCGGGTAATCGGTAATCAGCATCGTCTGGTTGTTCACGCCGTTGTTGCACTGTGCAAAACGCATCTGGTCAAGCAACGGCATGCACTGAATAATGGAATCGACAACCTTGGTCGGCACTTCCGAAGAAAGGCGGCTCAGGTCGTACAAAGTACCAGTTCCGTAAGACATTTACGTCTCCTTAATGGTTCATACGAGTATTCGGATATAACTTTCGATAGTCTTCGGCACCGGTATCCACGGCGCCCTTCTTGCCCTGCACGAACGTCCCCTCGGACATATCGGCTCCCAACTGCTTCATGACTCCGATGAAATCAGGATCCACGTCCAGATTGAAGGCGCGAATCTTTGCCATCAGCTGAGGTTTGCCGGCGAAGTACTTGCCGAAAACCGCGTTTGTACGGTTCACGACGGCCGGATCCGTAAATCCGAGTGTCTTGTCCGACAGGGCTTGCTGCCGAAGCTCTGCGCGCTGTTTGGCGAGCTGTGCCTTCATCCCGGCCATCGTCTGTGCCATGAGCTTGTTAGCGCTGTCCTGTGACAGGTCGAGCTCCTTGGCAACTTCGCTGAAGGCCTGAATGCCGGCATCGGCCGGGTTAAAGCCTTCAAACTGATAGCCTTCCTCGGGGGCGCCCAGCACGGATGGCTTGTCTTCCTCGCCATCCTTACCTTCTTCCCCCTCGGGCTTCTGGGGATCCGTGCCCTTTAAAAGGCCGTCCTGATCCCCTTCGGGTTTCCGGTCACCTTCGCCGGTATTGGTGGCAGGCTGAGAGTCCGGCGCCTTCGGATCCACAACCGGCGGAGTGGCCGGGGGCTGATCTTGGGGAGCCGCGGCAGGTGCTGCATCCGTCTCAGCGGGCGCAGCGGCGGGGTTGTTTGCATTTTGACCCAGTGCGTTTTCAAGACTCATCGCTATCTCTCATTTTCAAAAACTGCGGGACTACCTCGGGGGTGAACCGTGCGAGCCGATCCCACAAATACAAACCGACGTTGCGTTGCCCTTCGCCGAAGGACATCGTCAACGCATTGGGGTTAAAGCCGTTGCGGAACACGCCGCAAAAGCCCATAGCCCGGTGAAGAATGCGCAGTCCTCGTTCGTCAGAAGTGAGCCATTCCCAGTCGTTTTTCTCCCGCTGGGCGGCCTGCTCCTGCTTCTTCTTGGCCTCTGCGCGTTTGTCATTCGTCGTCATGCCGGCATCTTCCTCTGTGATTTCGTCAACAACTGCACCCCCTACATGCCGGCATATCCGCTCATGGCTTTTATGGCGTCTGTCGAACTCGCCTGCGGGATGTTTTTGGCAATGTCGGAGAGTTGCTTGGCGGACTCGAGCTGCTGGGCCCGTTGCTGTTGCTTGGCCCGTTGTTCACGCTTCTGATCCACCTCTTCCTGACTCGGGACGATTTCCGGATCGACCCCTAACTGATCGGCCAACTTGCGGGCCCACTTATCCTCGTCGAGGTTGTCGATAGCGTTCGGCCAAACCTGAGAGGCACCGGCCAGGCTTTGAACATAGGTACTCATGGCATCCACGCCAGCGGCACGCTGGGCCTGCGCCAGGATCGACACGTACTCAATGTTGATGTAGTCGCCCGGCCCCTTATCTTCGGCGTTCTGCGTGTACTCTCGCTCCCCGAAAATGCTGTCCAGGCTCTTAATCTCGTCGGGCATCGGAGGGATCAGGTCGAAGCGCTGCATGCACTGCAGGGTCGTCGCGATCAGCGGGTCGAGGAGTTCGAGGTGAAGGCGCTCAAGCACCGGGCCCATAATCAGCATCTTTTCCTTGTCGAGCTTTTCGACCTCGTAGGCCGTGCGGCCGTAGCGAGCCGTCTGAGCCAGCATGAGGAAAAGATCCTTGTAGAAGTAGTTGTTGATGCTCTGACGCTTGTCGTCAATGTCCACCTTAACGGCGTTTAGATCTAGCCTGACGTCCCAGGCAGTCTTCACCTGCTGCGCCTGCGTGAGATTGCAGTAGCTGACGCCGCCGGGCCCGAAGTCGAGCGGCTTGCTCTCATACTCTTCCGGAACGAGCAACGGAGGGTTCACCGCATAGTCCGTGCCGCGCTCCTTGATGGTTGTTTCTTCCTGCAGCGCCATCACAACGCCCAGGGCCTTCATGCCGGGGCTGCGTCCATAAGGCGACCGCTTGCTGATGGCCCAACGCGGGACAAGGCACGGGAACGTCTTAAAGCCCTCCTCTCGAAGCACTCGATCCTGGGCGTTCGGGAGTTCGTCCGATCCAATCTCGTAGGTGTATTGACCGGCCGTCTCTTCGAAGTACACCCCGCGGTAGGGCATGGAGTACTTGTCCTTCTTCGTCGGGTCGTAGTCCGGCCGCGGCTCAATGGCGTGGATGACCGTATGAGTCTTGAAGCATTGAGCGGGGTTCTTGGCCTCCAGACGAACGCCGTCGCTCACGGCAGATTCCCCGAAGACTTCCACCATCTGGGCGGATGTCATGACAATCTGTCGATAGACGGTGTTCACCCGCTGTTCTGCGTCCTCTTCGATCCAGTACTCGCCGGCGGTCATCTCATGCAAATGGATGACCCTGCGGTCGGACGGCAACGCCACCAGGCAGGCCGTGCCGTAACAGGCAAGCTCGAGGTAGGCATTGTTGAGCGCCTGATAAACGTTGGACTTCGCGAAGACCATCTGCATTTCGGTCTGCAGTTCGGAGAGCCAGCGCTTGACGTTTGTGTTCTCGTCCAATTCCGGAGAGCGCGTTGTAAGCCGAAACCAGGGGCGCGCCGGCGACGTCATGCCGCCCAGCATGCCGGCACCCAGGACATCAATGGCATCCGTGGCCGTCGCGTCGTTGATGAATTCGTAGCCGGTCTCTTCGGACTCAACTCCGGGCACTTCATCAAACCGCCCCGTTTCTGGCAGGATATAGCGCTGCAGCTTGCGATAAAGCGGCTCTATTGGCGTTCTAGTCGCTTTCATCTGGGCAAGTCGTTGGCGCAACTCTGATGCTTTGGCCTTCATGCTCAGCTCCCGAGCGTCCCGCCCTTACCGAGCAAGTCCTTGTTGACTGACGCCCCTCCGGGCCCTGTCAGGTTGGCCGAGTTACCCATTACGCCGGACGTGTCTCCGGCGTCAAGCAAGCCTTCAATATCGGCCTGCTTTCGGTTGGCGCGGTTCTGCGCCTCGTCCTCGGCGGCAAGCTGCTTCTTGGCGGCCGCCTCCTGTTTACGGGCGTTCTCACGCTGAAGGCGGCGTTCTTTACTGGCGTTGTAAGCGTTAGTCGCTGTACTAACGGCGGTAGCAGCCACGACAGCCCATGCGAGTGCTCCTAACCCCATTTGAAGCTCCTTTCGTAGATTTTGGAAACCAAGGTGAAGTAGGGCTTGACAGACAGACTGCGGTCGAGGTGTCCACCGGGTGGGCAACTGATCTCAACATGCTCAATGCGTTTGGCCTTAGCCAGGCGGTAGGCTGACGCCAGCAAGCGGCCGCCGACACCTTTGTCGCGGTATTCCGGGAGAACGAAAAAGCCGTCCGTTGACAACATCGGGACGCAGTAATGCAGGTGAAGCGTTACCAGGCAGCCGATAATGCCCACGGGCGTGTCATCGTCGTAGGCGACGTACACCACCAGGCAGCCGGCGTTTTCCATCGCCTCATAGTTCTGCCACGCCACGGCCCAGATACCGAACGATTCGATGCCGGACTCGGCGGCGTACAGATCAAACAACGACTTGAATTTGTCGTCGGCCAATGCTTTGACCGGCGTCATCCGCACAGAAATAGTCATGCCCTCCTCCTTCGCCGGCATGATCGGCGGGGGAATAGGTCAACAACTGCACCCCCTACCTATTGAAGCGGCGGCGGTTGGAGAGAGAGTTGCGGCGGGACTCGCGGGCGAAGTAACTGGCACGCCCCTGATCCGGGCCCACGGACTGAGCACGCTCGTAGACGATTTCAGCGAACGTAAGGGCCAGCGCGTCGGCCTTGTCGGGGGAATGCAGGCCGCGTTTCTTCATCTCCTCCTTGGACTCAAGCGCCAGGCGGTTGTCGGTGATCTGGTGGAAGTACTCCGGCGCTACGAGGTCATACTTGAGGTCATCGTCATCAGGCAGTTTAGCCATCGGCCCCTGCAGCCATTCCTTCATGCGGGCCCACATCTCCGAACGCTTGTTGAGGTACACCATCGGCCTATCGGCGCCTTGTCCGAAGTTCACCCCGTTCACCGGAAAGTTGGACTCCTTAAGCAGGGTGACGTACGGGTAGCCGATGCCGCCGCTGTCCATGAAGACGTAGACCTTTTCAAAGCCGTAGGTGTCGTAAAGCCAATTGACGTGCTCTTTGATGCGGGTACACATCGCCGTGACGCTCGTCTCGTGGAAAGCCTCAATCTTGATAACCTCCGGACCAATGCGCGTAGCGATTGCCGTATCGTCGGAACCGGGGCCGGCCAAGTCCACGCCAACTATGCAGATCGGGTGCTCTCCCGGGTGGAACTCCATGGACGGCCGGGCCATGGCGGCTTCTACAATGTTCTGCGGGATAAACTGGCAGTCGGACGCGTTCGGGAACTCGCCCCGGACACGGACGCGGACAAAGTCAGAGTCATAGCCGTAAAGGTCGATCCAGGCCTGTATAGCGGGCTTATTGGTAATCTGGGCCTCGCGGCTGTCGATCTTGAAACACGTCCACTGGTCTCTGTACTTGTGGAAGATATCGTAGAAAGCGCCGGAGTTTCGGGTAGGGTTGCCGAAGACAAAGAACATCGGCTCACCGTCCGTGAGGCCGCCTTCTGCCACCTCATAGATTTTGTCGTCGATACCGGAACCCTCGTCAAAGAGATAGAACGACGTCGAGTTGGCGGCGTGCTGGCCGGCGAAGGCTTCGGAGTTCTCTTTGCGGCAGGACTGAGCCGACACGAACCATTCGGAGGGCGCTTCACGGCTGCGCAGTTCCATGGAGCCGCGACCGTCCTTCACATCGAACCAATCGTAGGTCAGGGCCTTGGTTGTCCAAGACTTGATCTGGGCCCACGTACGCGTCGCCAGCTGCCCGTTTGTCGTGGCAGTCACCGTGCCCTTCGCATAGGGCCGGGTGCTCATGATCCAGTCAATCAGCCAGGAACTCAGGCATGACTTGCCGATACCGTGGCCGCTACTGACGGCGACTCGAATGGGCTTCACGGCGTGCCGGCCGTCGAAGGCATTCTCACGCACCTGGCGGCCGATCTCATCCATTACCCGACAACTCCAAGCGTCAGGGCCGTAGTGGCAGTTGGGATACCGGGACCGCCACGGTTCCGGAAGTGTGCACAACTGGATGGACGGATTCGAGTCCCATGGGTAGGCGGCAAGAACATACCCCAGGGGATCAGCGTAGAACTGCCCGATGAAATCCGCTAATTCTTGGTTCAACTCATCAATCATTTTTCTGCTGCATCCTCGCCCGGGCGGCCAACAAACGATCAGCCACCGACAGTTCTCCGGAAAGGTCGACCTGCTGCACTGGCTTACCTTCAACGCGGTCGGCAATGGCGACAAAGGCCTTGACGTCCCCCGCCATAGCCGTGGCAATGATGGAATCCACCACGGCATCGCCCACCGTACCGCCGTCAGGAAGTTCCTTGGCCAACTTTTTCAAAAGGAGTTCCGTGAGGATTTTTTTCTCTCGTCTGGCGGCACCGGAAGCGACTCCCCCTTTTCGGCCTTTCTCCACCGCTTCGGTACCGCTTCTAATGCGGGTTGCCTCCGAATTAGGCACCCCTTTTCTGGCCTTCTTGGCGGGCGCTGCTTTGGCTTTCTTCGTCGTCTCCTTCTTCTCGCTCATGCTCGCCTCAACTCGTTAATCCTTGGCCGGATTTCGCCGCGGCAGATGGCTGCCACCGTAGACCGCGGCATGTCCAGCTTTTCCGAAATCCGGGTGTAACTCATGCCGCCCTCATGCAGTTGCAGTACCCACCGGACTTCGGCGTCCGTCCACCGGGCCCAGTGATGTGACTGGCCGACGGGCTGGTTTCTATCGTTTCTTTCGACATACAACATTTTGGCCGTCTCGGTCGGAGACAAATGCACCCGGTATCCGTAGCCTCAATTCGTGGTCGACGGTCTCGATACTCTTGTCCCGGTTGCGCGGGTCTTCCGGAGTGTTGGGGACGGATGCCGCCTTCCGGAGAAGGCGTTGCGCCCACTCGGGCAGCAAGGTGTGAAAGTTCTCGTCATCCATGGTCAGGCCTCCTTGATGAAAACATGCACAAGCACATACCCATAACGCTGACGCCCCGAGAACCGGTATTTGTGCTCGAGGTGGTGGAATTTCCTGTCGTTGATGCCCAAACGGTCGGCGATACCGTCGAAGCCGGCCTTCATGGTTGCGACAAGGTTGTCTTCATCGCGAGACCGGCGGTCGGGCGTGCAAAACTCGCACTGAATGTCGACCTTGCCGGCGTAACCATCGAAGGTGAACGGCGTCGTACATCGGGTAAGGTAGGCCGCGTCGCTTCGGTACCGCTTGACGGCCCGGGCTTTTGCCGCCCAGTGTCCCCGCCAGTTTGGTTTCAGCTGTTGTGGGGGCCAGGGAAGTTTCACGACGATCTCTGTCATTCGCTCTCATCCTCCCTGTGGTTCTTTTCGACCTGAGCGTCGCAGACGCCCAGCCAGAAATACCGCTGCTCTAATTTCGTCTTGTACTGTGCAGCCTCGACTGACGGCGCTGAGCCCTTCAGGCCTACGTCGTGGCCGACCTTATAAGCGCGAGTCAGCTTCTCTGCGACAGCACGGGAGACCCCGGTAGGCGTTTTCATTCCTCATCCTCCCTTTCGTACTGAGCGTGAACACGGCGGACTTCTCTCTTCAGCCGCATCAACTGCAAAGACAAGCCTTGTTTTTTGAAATATCGCGGCGCAGTTGTTTCAACATCAGCGAGAACTTCCACGATCTTTGCGGCGTCCTCAGGCTTCAACTGCACGTGCTTCGGGTTGCTCATGCCAATCCCTCCTTTTTGAGTTTTTCGATAAATTCCACAGCGACCTTTTCGCAGTCCTTTGCTGTCATGCGCCAGTCCGCCGGAACCGGCCACAGTCTGCGTTCGCCCTCAGCGAGCCCCACCCAGACGAGAGGCGGCCCCTGCACGTACGTCGGAATGCTGATAACAACGACGTGCCAAGAGGCGTACACCACGGCTTCCGGCCCGAGTACTTTTTCTCTGACAAAGACGTCGCACAAAACGTCGCACAAAATCCGATCCGCGTTAGGATCAAGAAAAGTTTCTGTGCTCATGCCGCCCTCCTCTCAGGAAAAAAATGCCTTATTGCGGGCCAAAAACCGCGCTAATTCGTCGCTGGACGGGGCCACATGACCGGACACAGCGGGGCGGTGGTCCGGAACGCTCCAAAGGGCCAATTTGGCCATCAGTGCATGGTGGACGCGAAGGCCGTAGGCTTTGGGACTTTCGTGAGCCGGGTCTAGCCAGTATTCCCGCCCGTCCTTGGACTTTCCCATGTTGCGGACACGTATCGAAGGATCAAACCCGAAGAAGTCGGCGTAAGAGTCGATCAAGTCACGGACGCGATACGTCAGATAGTCGGAGTCAACCCAGCGGCGTTTCTTCCACGTAGCGTCATCGACCAGCGAGCCGTCCATCCGGTACGCTTCAGAACGATCAATCGTGAGCTTCTCAAGCTGAGAGCAAAGGAAGATCAGCTGACGCACGGCGGAGTTCTGAAGCAGTTCCGTCATCTTTCGCCAGCCCTCAGGGTTCTCATTGATTGCGCCGTGATAGAGGCAAAGCCCGGGAGCGTCCGGCTCATTACCAATTCCGCGAGTGCCGGTCTGCGCCCAGCACTGACACCCTTCAGCCCGGCAGAACATCGGCCCTTTGCCTAGGGTATAGGCGCCACCCTGATCCGATTCAAAAGTGTTTTTAGCCACGATAGGCTCCTTCAAAAATCTTCACGTAGTTCTTCGACTGCATCAGCCAATCAAAATCGGCATGCCACTTGCTGTCGGCCTTTTGCCCTAAGAGGAATGGCCGCTTAGCCACTGCCTCGAAGTACTGTCTGCACCAGTCAAGCCCCTCCGTCCTTGTCGTTGCTCCGGAGTCTTTGATCATGTCGTGCCACCGGGCCCGCATAGCCTGCTGACGAGCGGGGGTCACCTTGCGCACGGCTCCGAGGTACTGCCCGAGGATGCTGTTGAAAAGCTCAACGATCTCCTTTGCTGGACAAATAGAGAGAGGATCACTCGTCGTTTCTTCGCTCGGGAAAAGCTCCGCAGGGGCTTTTTCCACAAGAGATATATTCTTATTGGTTATTGGTTCTTGGTTATTGGTTAGCATTCCATTTGCATTGCATTCGCATTGCGTTTGCTCTGCATTTGGATATGCACTTGCATCGATTTCTGGCTTTTTTGCCCACCTGGACGCCGCCGCACGCTTTCTTTTGTTGGAAACCGTCTGGGCTTTTTCGATTTCCTCATCGCAACGCGACTGCCGATACTCGCCATTTTCCAAAGTGAAGAACCTTTGCAATACGTAGTGCATAGCCTCTTGCTCTGCAGGTGCATATCCACGTGCAATGCGTTTGCATTCGTCTTGCATAAGCGGACGCTCTTCCTTGTAGTATCTGACGAGCAAATCCATGTAGACGCCTCGTTCTGTTGGCGTCAGGTCAAGCGTCCCGGCGATCCAGTCGCCTAAGTGAAGCTGCACATAGTTCATACGGCCGCCGATGAGCATTACAGCTCTTTCGCTTCAGGATACAAATCCGGTCGAATCAATGAACGTGGGATGCCTGTGGCATCAGAAAAATCGTTGACACGGTCAGCACTAACACGTTTGTGTTTCCACATCGAAATCGTCTGCTTACTAACGCCAAGCCTTTCAGCAAGACATTTCTGGGTTTTGAATTTCAGCAACGCCAAGGAAACGACGTTGACATTCTTCAAGTCAAAATCCATTTAAACCTCACTCCGTCAATTTGTATGAGACAATTATATCCATTTAAAGTAGCGTTTGTCCATAGCCTTGCGCCTACACAGAGTCCATTTAGGGTGTACTCTGTCAATTGCTTTTAATCCGGGAGAAGCACATGAACGACTACGAAGCCCGTTTTAGGGCGTTGCTGCACAAACGCGGCCTAACCCAAGCAGAACTTGCAAAACAAGTAGGCAAGTCACGTCAAGCGGCCAGTACGTGGTCACATGGAACATTGCCAAGAGATGAGGAGACATTACAGCGATTGTGTCAAATACTCGGTACAACACCGTCATACCTGAGATATGGTGCTGGCGGACAACCGGACGGTGCCGGGGATCTGACACCTAGTAAGGACAGTATCATGTTGAAGATTCTTCGCGATCCGGACGAGCAACTACGTCCGGCCATTGAAGTCATGCAAGTTTCTGTCGCGTGGCTCCGCTCATTTGTCCCGTCTTCGCCCTTAGACGAACTCAGACTCCACCTGGTGCGTGGCGACTCCATGGCACCAACCGCAGCTGCTGGGGACCTACTCGTCGTAGATACTAGTATCACAGACTACGATGCTGATGACCTTTATCTGCTCAAGAATCCTCGCGGAATCCACACGTTCAAACGCCTGCAGATGGTCCCCGACGGATTTAACATCATCAGCGACAACGTTCGCTATCCGCCGATTCTTGTGCCAACGTTAACGGGGTACAACGTCGTTGGCAAAGTAAAAATTATCGGTCATTTCTTTGCGCCATAACCCTCTGAACGCAAAATCTTCTCATCGGCAAGGAACTGCGAAAACATAAACATAACATCGCAGAAGAAACAACATCAAAGTGCCGAATACAAAGCCGCCTCCGGGCGGCTTTTCTTTTGCCTTAAGCGTCCATCCGTTTTTGACATAAATCAACCTACCGACAATTTGTCCACTTCAGCTTGACTATTTTAAATAGACAAAGTACACTCTGTTTGTCAGTTTTAGATGGACAGAATCCACAACGGAGGCAACATGACCATCACCCTCACACCCCGTGAGACAGCGCGTCTCATCGTTGACCGCGCAAACGAACTCCAGGAGCTCGTCAACCAGAAGTGCGAGCCCAAGCACCGAGATATTTGGCGCGCCGCCCTGCGGACGCTGGAAAACCGCATCTGGGAAGCCGTTAACCACTTGAACGACATCACCAACCTTTGCGGCGTCGGCGAAAGCAGCAAGCCCGAAGGTGCGCCGATCCCGCCGGAAGGCGAAGTACCGGTAACTCAGGCCAAAGACGAAGAAGTAATCGCGATCGATCAGGAAGCCGCCTGCCACAGCATCTACGCCCTGACGACCGAACTCTCGCACTTGGCCTCAACGCACGAAGAAGGCCGCAGCATCCCCGAGGACGCAAACAAAGCCGTCGGCATCCTCGGAGAGCTGATTGAAAACGTGAAGATGCTCTACAGGATCACAGCCGGTGATTCTTCACAGCAAACCGAATGACGAGGAGTAAGCCATGACGCTTGAGCATTGTTTACTTATGGGGCAACTGGCCGACATTGCCGAGGAGCGTTTTTGTTCTCTGGCAAACGTGGTGATCGGCATCGCGGCCGTCACGGCCGTCGTCGTTCTCCTCCAGTGGGTGCTGGCATGAAAAAAGAATGGTTCGAGAACGCCATTGCGGCCGCCGGCTTCGTCGTCCTCATGTACACCCTGCTTTCCCTTCCCGGCTACTAGAAACGAGAAGGTGAGCGCCCTGCCTTACCGGAGAAAGAAATGATTGATCTCAGCAAACACAACGAAGATTTGATCCGAGACGCCAACGCCTGGAAGCCGCTCAACGTCTACCCGCTTGAACGCGTGATGGTGTTTGAGGGCGGCAGCCAAAGCTACTTCGTCTACACCGAGCTGCATACCGTCTCAGTGATGGACACCAGCCGCAGAGAAGTATCGAACTCCTACGCCTTAACAGAAGACGAGTTCTCCCGCCTGATAGCCGAACTCAACCTCGACTAGGCGCCACCCCATGACCAACTAACACAACGCAATCAACGAAGACAGCCGCGAAGCGGCATAGGTAAAAAAATGACAAGACTCATCCCCATCACCGGACTCGCCCGCGAAGAGTGGCTGCAACAGCGCACCAAGGGTATCGGCGGTTCTGACGTGGCTGCAGCCCTGGGGCTTTCCACTTGGCGCACCCCGGTCGAACTGTGGCAGGAGAAGCGCGGCGAAGGCGAACCGCAGTCGCCCACGAATTCGATGCACTTCGGCGCCGCCCTGGAAGACATCGTCGCCAAGGAATTTCAGGAACGCACCGGCATGAAGGTTCAGCGCGTGGGCTACACGTTCGTCGACGGTGAAGGCGACTGGATGCGGGCCAACATCGACCGCGCCGTCGTCATGCCGGAGATTCAGAAGAACGTGCGGCCGGCCAAAAATCCGAAGGAGGGCGAAGCGCTCATCACGACGGACGCCATCCTGGAATGCAAGACCGCGTCCGCCTATGCGTCCGGACTCTGGGGCGAATCCCATGAAGACGAGATCAGGGCCGGAAAGATCGTCACCGAACACGAAATCCCGCTGTACTACGAAACGCAGGTTCAGTGGTACATGCGACTCACCGGGGTTCACGTCTGCTACGTAGCCGTCCTCATCGGAGGAAACGACTTCCGTATGTACAAGGTCGACCGAAACGAAGACGCCATCAACGCCATCGTTTCCACGCTGCGGGCTTTTTGGTTCGACAACGTCCTCGGAGGCAAGGCACCGGAACCGAAAGACCTGGACGACATCCGGCACCTGTACCGCCGTGAAGTCGGCCCCATGGTTGAAGCCACTCCGGAAGCGGCCATCGCTATCGGCGAATACCGCCAGCTGAAGGACAAGGCCACCAGCATCAAAGATCAGATGGAGGCCGTCGCCACAAAGATTGCAGGGTTCATCGGTGAAAACGAAGGAATCCTCATCGGTGGCGAGAAGGCAGCCACCTTCAAGTCTCAGTCCCGCGCGACGTTCAACGCCAAACAGCTGAAGGCTGATGACCCCGAACTTTGGGCCAAGTACGCAGGACGGTCTGAGCCGTCTCGGATTCTCCGGGTGTTTTAGTCGCAATCCCTTTTCACTCACTCAGGGCAGGGGCTTCCAGCCCCGCCCATTTTAGAAGGTACACATAATGTCTACTACCGACGCTCTCCTTGAAAAAGTCAACCCCGCTGCGGCTAAGAAGGCCGTCGCCGTCAAGGCCACGAAAGAAGGCTCTCTGCTGGACGTGGTGACCGGCAAAGCATTTCAGAAGCAAATGGCCTTGGCCCTGCCGAAGTCTCTCACCCCGGAACGCCTGACGCGTATCGTCATGAGCGAATGCCGCAAGACGCCGGCGCTTCTCAGTTGTTCCCCGACGTCGTTCTACGGGTGCGTGCTGCAGTGCGCTCAGCTGGGGCTTGAACCCGGCTCAGCCCTGGGGCACTGCTACCTTCTCCCTTTCGGGAATGGCAAGGCTTCAGATGGTCGCCCGAATGCGCAGCTAATTATCGGCTACCGCGGCATGATCGACCTTGCCCGCCGTTCCGGACAGATCGTTTCGATCTCCGCTCACTGCGTGCACGAGGCCGACGAGTTCCACTACGAATTCGGCCTGCACGAGGACTGCCGGCACGTCCCTGCAGCTATGGCCGACCGAGGCCCCGTGACCCACGTCTACGCCGTGGCCCGTCTTGTCGGCGGCGGCTTCCAGTTTGACGTGATGAGCCGCGCTGAAATCGAAGCCGTGCGCAACCAGTCGAAAGCCGGCAAGAACGGCCCGTGGGCCACCCACTGGGACGAAATGGCGAAAAAGACTGTGATCCGCCGGTTGTTCAAGCTCCTCCCCGTCAGCATCGAAGCGCAGCGCGCCGTAGAAGTTGACGAGAAGACCGACCGCGGCGAAGCCGTCACCGCGTCCGACGTGATCGACGGGATCGCTACCGAGAAGGGCGTAGGCATCGAGATTCTTCCGGAAGAGGAAGAACCCGCTCCCGTCGCAGAACCTGCCTAACAACTGAAGAGGCGGGGTACAACTTGTACCCCACCTGAGGAGTGAAGATGCAGACCAAGTTGCTGACTATTAAGGAAGTCGCCAAGCGGCTCAATAAGTCTGTGAGCACGATCCGCAGTTGGATTCGCGGTTACTACGACAACGGCGACGGCCCGCGCCTGCGGGGGCGCGAATTTATTAAGCCGATCCGAGTCGGCGGCACCCTGCAATTTAAAGAATCCGAGCTCGAACGCTGGATTGCCGAAGGAGATCAATGTTGACAAACGAACTCACTCAGACCTTCGCTTTCGGCGAAGCCAAAGTTACCGTCATCATCGAAAACGGTGAACCGCTTTTCTGTGCGAAAGAAGTCTGCGACATCCTTGGATATAAAAACTCCCGTAAAGCACTGATGGATCATGCAAATCCTGACGGTGTAACGAAACGGAACGTGGTGAAAACCCTTAGTAACGGCCGTGAGCAAACCTTCGAAATGACCTTCATCGATGAGCGCAATCTTTACCGCCTCGTCATGCACTCTGACCTTCCGTCGGCCGAGAAGTTCCAAGACTGGGTATGCGGCGAAGTTCTCCCGACAATCCGGAAGACGGGAACCTATGGCAAGCCCCCGGCGTTTCAGATTCCGCAGACGATGCAAGAAGCACTCCGTTTAGCCGCCGATCAAATGGACAAGAACGCCGCGCTTCAGAAACAGATCGAAGCGGACGCGCCAAAAGTCTCGGCTTACGACGATCTCGTAGACGACACAGGGCTTTTCACCGCCACCGCCGTCGCGAAAATTCTGCATATGAAACGTTGCGACCTGTTTACTTGGTTAAAGCGCAATCAGGTAGCTTATCAGCAAGGGAAAGATTGGCTTCCTTATTCCTCGTGGGAAAAGAAACAATGGGCCGTTGTGAAGATCAGAGAGTTGGACAACAAGAAAACCGGTGAACCTATCACCAGCCGACGCCTTCGCTTCACTGCCGCCGGAATCTTTCAGATGCACAAAATGATGCAGGCGCAGAAAATCAACGTGCCCGAACAGCTTGACCTCGACATTTAAAAGGAGCCACAAATGAAACAGATCGATCTCACCCCTATCTACAAGGCCGCCGCGAAAGTTATGGCAGAAAACAGTATCGAAGAAATCCGCCTCCGCCTTCTGAAAGACGATGACGGTCCGTCCGCCATCGACTTCGAGATCAACGGCACGGGCTATATGTCTAACTTCGAGGAATATATCCCCACCATCAAGGCCGTTGAGTCCGGCATGATGAAGTTGGTCATCAGCCGCCCTGACAACGCCTAACATCTTCGGTCGTCATAAAAATCCCCGCCAACCGAAGGCTGACGGGGTTTTTCTATTTAGCGATTTATCAAGATCATTTTGACCATAATGTCAAAATGATTATTTAACCTACTAATTTCCGCTGACAGTGTCGCTGATAAAGAATTTCATTATGTCGCCGTCACGGGATTTCTGAGCTTTAGCGCGGAAATTTAAATCGGCACGTTTTGAAAAAGCCTCAACGTAGGCATTATTCGGCATCATTAAAGCCGGGTCTGTAATAATCCCGTTAATGCGTTCATCCTCACTGTCTGCCAAAGAAATTTTGCAAGCACCTGTCATTAAATCGAGTTCGCTAATTTGCCCCGTAAATTGTTCTTCAGGAGAAATAGTTGAATCTTGTTTGGATTCAATTTCTCGTTTTAAAGTCTCGTCCACCCTTACAAGGTCACCGCTCTTTTTGTCGTCCAATACAGAAATAGTTTTGCAGGATTTTCCAATCGGGGTTAATGCCTGTCGATTAGCCGCGGCAAGACTATCGGCTAATTTGTCGATTGTTGAAAGCAAGCGATCCTGCAAATCTTTATTTTGATTAAGCGACTGCTCAAGCGCTTTCGATAGATGTTCCATTTCTTCTGTCCCGCGTCTGCTCACAATGTAACTGACCACTGCAGTAAGCGACGCCCCGGCGAACCCCGAGAAAATCTCGCCGCCAAAATCTTTAATCCAGACGGGAATTTCGATACAGCCCGCCTCTAAGTTCGCAGTGGTAGAGACCTTTACGGACAGCTTTCCGTACTGTCTATTGACTTGCCCGCCCGTCACCAAGAAGTGTCCGGCGCACGCCAGTATTTTAGAGAATCCTTGAAGCGATTCTCCTAACTCGGCAAGGTCTATCTCGTGTTCGCCACGCGCCAAGCCATCGTATTGAATTACATAGCAAACTTCATTCATTGTCCGTTCCTTTCACTTTGCTAAAGCAAAAATCCGCCCACGCCTGCATCAGCTCACGCCGCCGCAGGAATAACGTCTGCCGCTCATACGCACCGTTGTAGCCGTCGTTCAGTTTGTGGTGCAGACAAAGATGCGCCACCCGCACGTCAAACCGCTTATCGTTTCCCAAACTGTCGTCCTGACTCCAGGTCATAAACGTGGCCCGAGCGATTCCGTGCTGAGTCGGACGTACCGTCTTCCCGCGCTTCAGAGTCTCGGCCTTGTCCGTCCAATCGCCAGGCGTCAATTTGACAAGCCGCCCGAGCATGGCATCCGTCATCACGTTACCGTAACGATTCGGGAAGATCAGCCCTTCATGCGGTCGATCAATGCTTTTCAGAAACTCAATCACCTTCGGGGCCAGCGGCACAATCAATGCGCCGTTGCTGGAGACCTTCAGTTGTTCGGGCGGGACTGTCCAAATCTTCTCTTCCCAGTCTATCTGATCCCAACGGGCTTCCCGCGCCGTCTGCGAACGCGTCGCCGTCAGAATGGAAAACTCAAAGCACTGTCGGCTACTGATCTGCTTTTCGGCCATAGAGGCAGCGAAGAAGTCCGGCAACTCACTTACCGCCAACGCCCCGCGGTTTTGTTTGACGTGTCGATTGTTCGGCAAAAGAAACTGCAACGCCCCATGACGATCCGCCGGATTGTCCCTGTCGGTGTAGCCCTTCGCCTTCGCCCAGTCGAAGACCTTTTTGGCGAAACCGAGGCACCTATCCACAATGTCCGGTTTGTCCCAAATAGCCGCCGCAATCTCGGCCACGTCCGCAGGCTTGATCTCGTCGATAATCTTGTCACCGATTCTCGGCCACACGTGACAACGCATCCGGCTTTCGAAAACACGATGAGACTTTGAAAGCTCCTCCCAGTTGCCTACGTCGATATTCCACTGCATGTACTCGTCGCAGACTTTTCGGAAAGTTTTCTTTGCCACGGACACGGGCTTTTTCTTTTTCGAGGCTTCGATCTCTTTCACAAAATCTTCAGCACCAAGTCCCATCAGCCGGGCAGTCATAGCCCGCGCATTCGCCAAAGCGATACTTGCAGCACTGCCCAGACCTACGTCATACCTCTTGCCATTTACCTGACGACGCAGCACCCAAGCCCGTGAGCCACCTTTAATCACGAGGCACAAACCTTTGGTCAACTCGTCCCGATATACGCCGTCGCCAAGATTTCCCAAGGTTCTTTGTGAGAGTTTGACTTTCATAAAAACTCCTCAACCAGGGAAGATTCTCTTCCCTAGTTTCTTCCCTAGTTGAGGTTAACACAAATTGATAAAGGTGAACACTTGTGAATAGGGAAGAACTAGGGAAGCAAGGATGCTTCAAGTCCCGTCATCACTAACGAAAAACCCCTGAAGCCAACGGCGACAGGGGTTCACGCGAAAAGCGAAAAAGCACTGGTTGGTAGGAACTGGGCCTACCATAATTCGAATTTCAGATATTCTCAGATAATCTCCCTCAGTCTCCATTGTTCACCTAATACGATGAATTCAAATGGAAACACTGCCTACCGTCAGTCTCTGTTGTTCTCTGTCGTTCTATATCAAACTCCCTCCAGCTCGCGAATGATTTCACCCAACTATGCTCCCAATGGGTATGATTTCTTCGGAATTTTTCATTTTTTCTTCGGAACTTTTGGGAGCATAGCCTCCAACCCGCAGGAGAGCGGCATGAGAGTAGCTGAACGCCTCACAGCGATACGACTGAAGACCCTTGAAAAGGACACTGCCTGCGGCGTTGTGCCGGGGCTTTACGTGACTGTCCGGAAGCTCGCCGACGGATCGTTTGCCAAGTATTTTGTTCTCAAAGATCGAATAAAAGTTTCCCAACCTGTGGAACTATAGCCGCTTAGGAAGGCGTCGCAGCAGAGCTGGTGGCCGGTGTAACTTTACGGGGACGCCCGCGCGGGCGTTTCGGTCCCACAAACTCCAACTTCTGCTTTCTCGGCCT